ACCTCCAGCGTCGCCCCGAAGGTGTCGCCCAGGGTGACGGTTCGGCTCTCGACGCGGGCGAGTTGCTCCTCGGTCAGCGCCAGGCCGGCCGTGATGTCGTCTGGGTAGCCCTTGGCGAGTTCGCGGTTCAGCATCGCAAAGCCCGCCGCGACCGCGCCTGTCAGCAGGATCAGCGGAGCCATGGGCGCTAGCACACGGCCCGCCATCGCGGCGACGTCACCAAGGGCCGAGGCGAAGCCGACGCCGCGCGCAGACGCGTCCCCAAAGACCGTGGCGATCTGCGGGCCCTGGGTGATGAGCGTCATCAGCGGGCTCATGCCAAGCGCGGTCATAACCGCCACGTCGGCAAATTGCTGGGTGAGGTTGCCGAGCTCATGCGTCATCAGGCGAGCCGACCGGGCGCCTGCGACATGCACCCCGCCCATGCGCTCGATGCTCTGGACGTACTGGCCGGCGAAGTCCCGGTCGTAGCTGTCGTACATCGTGGCGAAGTCGACGGCCGTTGAGCGGGCCGCATCGCCCATACGGTGCATCCCGGTCGCGACCTGGAGTTCGGTCCGATAGAGGTCGGCCAGCTCGCGGTCGGTCTGGGATGCGGCCGAGGCCAGCGCGCGTTGCGCGGCGGTAAGCGTGCCGGATGCGCTGGACAGGTCCCGGGTCGCCTTCTCGGCCTTCCCGCCGACCGTGGCGAGCTCCTCCAGAGACTGCTTTCCGACGGCGATTTCCCGGCCGTCGATCTTGATGACGAGCGATGCGGTCTCTTGCACGGGCAACCTCCATCAGAGGGCGAGCGGCGTCATCGCGACGGCGCGGGGTGGTCAGGGTTGCTCGGTTGGGGCGTCCTCGGCCGCCGTCATGACCCGGCGCCAGAGGCGGTCCAGGTTCAGCAGGGCGCGGCGTTCCCAGTAGTCCAGGCTCACGCCCTCGTCCCGTTCCCAGGCCTGGAGGTCGAGGCGGGATATGGCCTGGGGTCCGCCCTCGCCATATCGGCGGTCCTGGCAGAGGTCTTGGAAGTGACGCCAGAGGTGCGCGGCGTAGGGCGGGAGCTTGGGGACCGCCGCAAGTTCGGCCTGGGCGGCAAGGTCGCCGCGCCTCGCCAGGCTCTCAAGGTGGACGCGGAGGGGGGCCGCCATCTTCCCCTCCCCGACCGGTCTGGCGAGGCGGAACTGAGCCTCGGCGAAGGCGATCAGTCCTTCGGCTTGGGCGGCAAAAAACCCGCCATCTTCTTGGACTTGCCGAGGACGAAGGACGCGATGTCGGAGTTCTCGCGGCAGAGTTCGATGGCGCGCTCGGGCGTGTATTCCACATCAGCGATGCCGCGCCAGCCGGCCAGGCGGATCGCGGCCAGGGTGAAGCTGAACTCGATGTCTTCTTCGATGGGCACCACGGCCGGGGCGCCGCGAAGGGAGAGCTGGTCGGCTTCACGGGCCGCATCACGTTGGCGGCGGGCGTCGATCAGGGCGTTGGTCGGGCCGCGGACCTGGGCGCACTGATCGGGGAGGATCAGGAAGAAGACGCCGGTCTTCGTCCCGTCCGGCAGGATGTATTCATGTTCGACGGCTTGTCCGTTCTTGGCGACCAGCAGGTCGGAAAAGCTCACGCCTTGGGCTTTGGTCATCTCGTCCTCGTGGGGGTGGTTTTGGCCCTATGGCCTGGGAAAGGTCCGGGGCTCGATGGCCCCGGCCTGGGCAGTCTCAGCGGGCCTTAGGCGGCCAGGCTGTCGTGCATCTGCAGAATGGTCGCGTGGTGGGCGAGCGAGGTCCCGCCAGCGCCGTTGTAGGCGGCGGTGAAGGGATAGGTCCGCACGATCTCGACGCTCTCGCCGTCGGTCGGGGCGTCGCCAAACAGCTTCACCTTCGGCATGGTGAAGGTGATGAACTCGGCGTTCTGGGTCTCGCCATCAGCCACGGTGAGGATCAGCACGACCTCGGTCTGGTCGTCGTACAGATCCTGAAGCGTGACGCCGGTGAACTTGGCCGAGAAGGTGCCGTTGACCGCGACCCGGCCCCGGATCATGTCACTGATATAGTTCGACCCGACCTCAGCCTCGCCGGGCTGGATNTTGCCGTTGATGGTGAGCGAGCCGCCGGTGATCGGCGTCACCACGCCATTGACCACGATCAGGCCGTTGACGGCGGTCAGGACGTTCGAGGTCGTCTCGGTCGTGGGCGCGGCGATGGTCGCCGATCCCGAACGGGTGCGGCTCAGGCCCGGCACGGTGAAAGAAACCGTGCCATTGCCCGTGGCCGGGATGGCGACTTCAGCCTGGGCGATCTTGGTGTCGTTGTACTGCTCGTACCGCGCCAGGTCGGAATAGACCTCTTCCACGGTGTAATAGTCGTTGGTGTGGCTGGCCGACGGCGCCCAGGTCTTCTTGCCGGGCACGGTGACGGTGGCCGAGGCGATGGGCCCTTCGGCGACCAGGGCGCCGGAGTTGAGCGGCAGAACGGTCAGGACGGTGGCCGTGACCCCAATGACCAGCAGGTTGGCGTTCAGGTTGGCCGCGGTGAAAGAGCCGGCCGTGAGGCGCACCACGTCGCCGATCTTGATGCCGCCGGTCAGGAAGTCGCCGGTCGCGCGGGTCACGGTATAGGTCGGGCCTGCGCCGGCGATGGTGATGGACAGGCTGGTGATGGCCGACGTGGCGGCCAGGTCCTTGCGCAGCAGCGAGGCGAACAGACCGGCATAGGTGCCAGCCGACAAGAGGCCGTCCAGGCGGCCCGTGGTCCGGCGCACCCCGGCATTGTCGCCGGTGGACTGCTGGTGGCTGACGATCTCGTTGTTGTTGTAGACGTCCCGGGTCTCGTTGAAGACCGAGGAGGTGCGGCGCATGATCTGCCCGCCCGAGGTCGCCGGCGTGCCAAGCGCGGACTGCTTGGCGAACACGGTCTTTTTGTTGATGCCTTGCGCAACAGTAGTCATGGCGCGACTCCGATCTCAGATTGAAGGGTGTGGGAATTGGCCATGAGGCCGTCGTCTGGCGCGGCTGCGCCTTCAGCTCGTGGTGATCTCAGCGCGATATCGGATCGAGACCGGGACCATCCATCGGTCGAGGTCTTCCATCCCCTGGCCGATCTCAGGGACGTTCGTGATGCTGGTCTGAAGCCCGCCCGAGGTCAGGGTGCGGCCCTTGTAGAAGGCTGAGCGGACGAGTTCGGCGCGGGCCTCTGCCAGGCCGGGGCCCTTGAAGCCGGGATAGAAGAGGCTGACCTGAAAGACGCCGCGCTCGATGAAGTTGGCGCTGATCTCGCGATCATCCGGGGCGGCCGGGATCAGGTAGAGCCGCTGATAGGGCCGGTCGGCCTGGGGCTTGTAGGCGCCGGGATAGGCTGTTCCCGAGGCCAGGGTGAACACCCCGCTCTGCATCACGGTGTCGAGGGCTGGGGAGACGGCCAGGGCGGCGGTCTCCAGCGCGGCGCGGACTTTGATGATGCTCATGCGGTCCTCGCGGCCTTGTCGACGATGCCCTCGAACTCCGCGACGGTGATCCTGACCATGCCGGCCGGGGCCTTGGCTGAATGACCCCACTCAAGCCGGCGGGCATATGGGAGGTGGTTGGAGATGACATGCACGATCTCCAGCGACCGGGCCGGCTCGGGCTCGGTGGGCGCCGGCGCTGGGCTCTGCGGGGTCCAGGCCGGGCTATCGAAGACCTTGCCCGTGGCGACATCCACGCCGTACTGCCAGTTGGCCCGAAAGCGGCCGGTGTCGACCGGCGAGCGGATCACGACGCGCCGGAAGACCTCAAGGGCGACGGTCGCGACCATCTCCTCGCCCTGCTCGCCGTACTTCTCGGCGAACTGGCGAAGCTGAAGCTCGAACGGGCCCATCAGGTCAGGCGCGCCAGGACGCGATAGAGGGCCACGTCCTCGCCGCTGTAGATGGCTTCGACGCCCCCCTCGGGAATGGTGTAGGTGGCGCCGTCGAAGGTGAAGGTCTCGCCCGGGGCCGGGGCTGCGGTCAGGTCNGCGCCAGCGATCGACAGGATGCGGTCGCCCGATGCGATGCCGATGCCGGGGAANTCGCGNGGNCCNGGNGTCTCNACNGTNGCCTTGATGTTGAGGGTNGCNGTTGTTCCCGTGGCGACCTGACCCGTCGNGGCGTTGTAGGCCCCTAGGGTCGGCCGGACATAGACCACGGCCTTGCCCAGCTGGCTCATCAGGTCCTGGGTGATCGGNCCGAANATGTCATCCAGGAAGGTGCTCATCCGGTCACCNNGCCGCCNGGGAAGTTGAGCCGGGCAAGCTCCTGGAACCGCTGGCCNTAGGANGTTGAGCCNATGGCNCCGGCCTGCTGGTCAGAACCGAACCGCTCCAGGTCCAGNGGNCCGACCTTGATGCGNCGGAAGCCCATGGTCTGGATNTCNCGGCTGGCGCCGAAGCCGTCGATGGCGAGCGAGTGACAGGCCAGCAGCATCCGGGCCATGGCGAAGTCGCCCTCGGTCCAGGTCTCGTCGACGCGCCGGGCCGCATCGGTCAGGGCCTTGGTGATGATCGCGTCATCCACGGCGGCGAAGGCGGGAAACCGGGCCTTCAGATCGGCCGCGGTTGGGGCGGTGTAGGACATGGGGGCTCCTCGAAAGGAAGGCGGCGCTTCTCAGCGGCGCGGGCGCGGCTTGCCCAAGGCCGGGGTGGGTTACTCGCCCTTGGCTTTGGCGAGGAGCTTGTCGCGGCTGGTGGCCGGATGGGGTTGGCGGCCCTCTTTCGCGGCCACGACCTGGCGAAGCTCGTCATCGGTCATGGCGTCGAAGTCGGGGGCGATGTGAGCCGGAGAATGTTCGATGGGCGGAAGGGGCTCGCCGGAGCCGTCGCCGGTGACGGCGAACGCGGCGGCATGAGCGGCGCGTACCATGTCGTTCAGATCGTCGTCTGACGCCGGGTCTGGCTCGGGCTCATCGGCCACCGGAATGATCTTGAAGTCGCCGCTCGCCAGCAAATAGACCAGATGGCTCTCGCCAACCTCTGTGGTCAGTTGCTGGCCAGGCTGGAGCGTCCGCGCCGGGCCTTCCAGCGGGCGGATCACGCGAGGGCCCTTGGCGCGCGAGACGAAGGTGTGGCGGGACATCGCAGCCTCATGGATTGTCAGGGGGAAAGGTAGGGCCCCAGCCGAAGCCAGGGCCCTAGACGTTCAGGCCGGGTCAGGCCTTAGGCGGGCGCAGGGGCAAATTCATCAAAATACCTCACCGCGCCCGGGAGGCGGATTTCGACGCCGCCGGTGCGCATGATGCCGGCGACCTCCCAGGCCATGGACGACTTCTGCCAGGGCGGCAGGAACCGGAACGGCATCGGCATGTGGAACCGCACCGCCTCGGGGTTGCGCCAGTAGGCCACGCCCCGGGCCACGCCGCCCGTGCCAGCGGTCGCCAGGGAGCGGGAGCCGCGGATCATCAGCTCCTGGCCCGTGGTGGCCGTGTAGGCGTTGTTGGCCCGGATGAAGGCCAGCAGGGTGGTGTCGGAGCCGGCGCTCATCTGCGTCGAGGCCAGATAGAGCATCTGTTCCGTCGGCAGGATCAGCGTGTCGGCCATCTCCACCTCGTTGGTGTCGACGTGGATCCCGACCAGCACCTCGTTGATGTCCCGGACGATCTGGGCCGGGGTCTTGGCGGTCCAGTACTTGGACGAGGACTCGCCATCGGCCGCGACATCGGCGGCGGTCACCGCGGCGTCATTGAGCAGTCCGGTCCAACCCTTGGTCGTGTCGCCGGTCATGGCGAGGTTGTAGAGGAAGCTCTCAGCGATGCGGCGAGCGCCGGCCGCCTTGTCCGCCGGCAGGTTCTGGCCGAGCATCCGCGCGAGGTTGATCTCCTCGAGGTTCCACTCGTAGCCGATCCCCCGCATCGCGAACGAATGCTCGTGCTTGTCGCGGGTGATGTCGGCCAGCGGGATGTCGTTGATGGTGAGCGAGCCGCCGGTGATCGGCGTCACCACGCCATTGACCACGATCAGGCCGTTGACGGCGGTCAGGACGTTCGAGGTCGTCTCGGTCGTGGGCGCGGCGATGGTCGCCGATCCCGAACGGGTGCGGCTCAGGCCCGGCACGGTGAAAGAAACCGTGCCATTGCCCGTGGCCGGGATGGCGACTTCAGCCTGGGCGATCTTGGTGTCGTTGTACTGCTCGTACCGCGCCAGGTCGGAATAGACCTCTTCCACGGTGTAATAGTCGTTGGTGTGGCTGGCCGACGGCGCCCAGGTCTTCTTGCCGGGCACGGTGACGGTGGCCGAGGCGATGGGCCCTTCGGCGACCAGGGCGCCGGAGTTGAGCGGCAGAACGGTCAGGACGGTGGCCGTGACCCCAATGACCAGCAGGTTGGCGTTCAGGTTGGCCGCGGTGAAAGAGCCGGCCGTGAGGCGCACCACGTCGCCGATCTTGATGCCGCCGGTCAGGAAGTCGCCGGTCGCGCGGGTCACGGTATAGGTCGGGCCTGCGCCGGCGATGGTGATGGACAGGCTGGTGATGGCCGACGTGGCGGCCAGGTCCTTGCGCAGCAGCGAGGCGAACAGACCGGCATAGGTGCCAGCCGACAAGAGGCCGTCCAGGCGGCCCGTGGTCCGGCGCACCCCGGCATTGTCGCCGGTGGACTGCTGGTGGCTGACGATCTCGTTGTTGTTGTAGACGTCCCGGGTCTCGTTGAAGACCGAGGAGGTGCGGCGCATGATCTGCCCGCCCGAGGTCGCCGGCGTGCCAAGCGCGGACTGCTTGGCGAACACGGTCTTTTTGTTGATGCCTTGCGCAACAGTAGTCATGGCGCGACTCCGATCTCAGATTGAAGGGTGTGGGAATTGGCCATGAGGCCGTCGTCTGGCGCGGCTGCGCCTTCAGCTCGTGGTGATCTCAGCGCGATATCGGATCGAGACCGGGACCATCCATCGGTCGAGGTCTTCCATCCCCTGGCCGATCTCAGGGACGTTCGTGATGCTGGTCTGAAGCCCGCCCGAGGTCAGGGTGCGGCCCTTGTAGAAGGCTGAGCGGACGAGTTCGGCGCGGGCCTCTGCCAGGCCGGGGCCCTTGAAGCCGGGATAGAAGAGGCTGACCTGAAAGACGCCGCGCTCGATGAAGTTGGCGCTGATCTCGCGATCATCCGGGGCGGCCGGGATCAGGTAGAGCCGCTGATAGGGCCGGTCGGCCTGGGGCTTGTAGGCGCCGGGATAGGCTGTTCCCGAGGCCAGGGTGAACACCCCGCTCTGCATCACGGTGTCGAGGGCTGGGGAGACGGCCAGGGCGGCGGTCTCCAGCGCGGCGCGGACTTTGATGATGCTCATGCGGTCCTCGCGGCCTTGTCGACGATGCCCTCGAACTCCGCGACGGTGATCCTGACCATGCCGGCCGGGGCCTTGGCTGAATGACCCCACTCAAGCCGGCGGGCATATGGGAGGTGGTTGGAGATGACATGCACGATCTCCAGCGACCGGGCCGGCTCGGGCTCGGTGGGCGCCGGCGCTGGGCTCTGCGGGGTCCAGGCCGGGCTATCGAAGACCTTGCCCGTGGCGACATCCACGCCGTACTGCCAGTTGGCCCGAAAGCGGCCGGTGTCGACCGGCGAGCGGATCACGACGCGCCGGAAGACCTCAAGGGCGACGGTCGCGACCATCTCCTCGCCCTGCTCGCCGTACTTCTCGGCGAACTGGCGAAGCTGAAGCTCGAACGGGCCCATCAGGTCAGGCGCGCCAGGACGCGATAGAGGGCCACGTCCTCGCCGCTGTAGATGGCTTCGACGCCCCCCTCGGGAATGGTGTAGGTGGCGCCGTCGAAGGTGAAGGTCTCGCCCGGGGCCGGGGCTGCGGTCAGGTCAGCGCCAGCGATCGACAGGATGCGGTCGCCCGATGCGATGCCGATGCCGGGGAAATCGCGGGGCCCCGGCGTCTCGACCGTCGCCTTGATGTTGAGGGTCGCCGTTGTTCCCGTGGCGACCTGACCCGTCGTGGCGTTGTAGGCCCCTAGGGTCGGCCGGACATAGACCACGGCCTTGCCCAGCTGGCTCATCAGGTCCTGGGTGATCGGCCCGAAGATGTCATCCAGGAAGGTGCTCATCCGGTCACCCGGCCGCCCGGGAAGTTGAGCCGGGCAAGCTCCTGGAACCGCTGGCCGTAGGACGTTGAGCCCATGGCGCCGGCCTGCTGGTCAGAACCGAACCGCTCCAGGTCCAGGGGGCCGACCTTGATGCGGCGGAAGCCCATGGTCTGGATCTCACGGCTGGCGCCGAAGCCGTCGATGGCGAGCGAGTGACAGGCCAGCAGCATCCGGGCCATGGCGAAGTCGCCCTCGGTCCAGGTCTCGTCGACGCGCCGGGCCGCATCGGTCAGGGCCTTGGTGATGATCGCGTCATCCACGGCGGCGAAGGCGGGAAACCGGGCCTTCAGATCGGCCGCGGTTGGGGCGGTGTAGGACATGGGGGCTCCTCGAAAGGAAGGCGGCGCTTCTCAGCGGCGCGGGCGCGGCTTGCCCAAGGCCGGGGTGGGTTACTCGCCCTTGGCTTTGGCGAGGAGCTTGTCGCGGCTGGTGGCCGGATGGGGTTGGCGGCCCTCTTTCGCGGCCACGACCTGGCGAAGCTCGTCATCGGTCATGGCGTCGAAGTCGGGGGCGATGTGAGCCGGAGAATGTTCGATGGGCGGAAGGGGCTCGCCGGAGCCGTCGCCGGTGACGGCGAACGCGGCGGCATGAGCGGCGCGTACCATGTCGTTCAGATCGTCGTCTGACGCCGGGTCTGGCTCGGGCTCATCGGCCACCGGAATGATCTTGAAGTCGCCGCTCGCCAGCAAATAGACCAGATGGCTCTCGCCAACCTCTGTGGTCAGTTGCTGGCCAGGCTGGAGCGTCCGCGCCGGGCCTTCCAGCGGGCGGATCACGCGAGGGCCCTTGGCGCGCGAGACGAAGGTGTGGCGGGACATCGCAGCCTCATGGATTGTCAGGGGGAAAGGTAGGGCCCCAGCCGAAGCCAGGGCCCTAGACGTTCAGGCCGGGTCAGGCCTTAGGCGGGCGCAGGGGCAAATTCATCAAAATACCTCACCGCGCCCGGGAGGCGGATTTCGACGCCGCCGGTGCGCATGATGCCGGCGACCTCCCAGGCCATGGACGACTTCTGCCAGGGCGGCAGGAACCGGAACGGCATCGGCATCGTGGAACCGCACCGCCTCGGGGTTGCGCCAGTAGGCCACGCCCCGGGCCACGCCGCCCGTGCCAGCGGTCGCCAGGGAGCGGGAGCCGCGGATCATCAGCTCCTGGCCCGTGGTGGCCGTGTAGGCGTTGTTGGCCCGGATGAAGGCCAGCAGGGTGGTGTCGGAGCCGGCGCTCATCTGCGTCGAGGCCAGATAGAGCATCTGTTCCGTCGGCAGGATCAGCGTGTCGGCCATCTCCACCTCGTTGGTGTCGACGTGGATCCCGACCAGCACCTCATTGATGTCCCGGACGATCTGGGCCGGGGTCTTGGCGGTCCAGTACTTGGACGAGGAGTCGCCATCGGCCGCGACATCGGCGGCGGTCACCGCGGCGTCGTTGAGCAGCCCGGTCCAACCCTTGGACGTGTCGCCGGTCATGGCGAGGTTGTAGAGGAAGCTCTCAGCGATGCGGCGAGCGCCGGCCGCCTTGTCCGCGGGCAGGTTCTGGCCGAGCATCCGCGCGAGGTTGATCTCCTCCAGGTTCCACTCGTAGCCGATCCCCCGCATCGCGAACGAATGCTCGTGCTTGTCGCGGGTGATGTCGGCCAGCGGGATGTCGTTCCCGGCGCCGTTGATCCATTCGGTCTTCCCGACGGAGTCGGACGAATAGAAGGTGGTGGTGCGCGCCCACTCGTTGCCCTCAGTGACGACCGGCACCAGGGATGCATAGTCGTAGCTGGGGTAACGGCGGGCATACACGCCGGCCTCGATGTTCGAGGTCTGCGAGACGACGAAGCCCTGGGCTTGCTGGGCATCGTGGAAGATATCAGGCATGGCCTGGGGCTCCTTCAGTGGGCATAGGGCGTCTCTCGACGGCCGTTGTGGTGGGGTTCGAGGGGTGTCTAGCGCAGGGCGAGACGGACCAGACCGCCATTGACGCCGCTGGTGTCGAAGACGGCGCCGGGGATCGGGTAGTGGGTGGTGGTCTTGGTGTAGCGGCTCGTCGCCGGGTTCCAGTAAACCGGATCGGCGGGGGTGACGGTGGCGCCGGCGGTGACCCAGATCACGCCCTTGGTCATCACAGCGAGAGTGTCGCCCGCGGAATAGACGTCGATCTGGGCGCCCAGGGTGGTGTCGCGGACGCTGATCCCCAGGAACTCGCCAACGGCGGTGCCCGAGGTCGGGGTGACGACGATGTTGAAGCCGTCACCAGCCACGAAGTCGGTCGCGCCATCGGCCAGGGTGAAGGCCAGACCGCCAGCCGAGAAGGCCGCAGCGACATCGCCTTGACCAATGGTGATGCCATCGGGGTCCTCAACGAGGAAGTTGCCGACATTGGCCGCAGGATCGACGATGGTCAGCTTATAGGTGCCGATCTTGGCTCCGGCCGACACGGTGACCGCGCCCATGACGCCGTTACCGGTGTTGCCGGCATAGGCGGTGGCGGCGGCNTCAAGGGTCTCCTGGCTGGCCAGGGCGCAGAGGCCGTCAGCCGAACCCCGGATCACCGGAAGACCGAAGGCGAGATTGGCGCCCTNAAGAACCCGGCTGACCTTGTTGACCAGCTCGGTGTTGGCCACCATGCCCGGCGTACCGACCGCGCTGGCGTCCGAATAGGAAGTCTGAACAGCAGCCATTGCGGCGGCTCCTTCTGTCTATGAGGATGGGGCGTCTCTCGACGCTCCGGGGGGTGTTGAGGCGGCTTAGGCCGCGGCCGGGGTCTGCCAGGCCTTCGACAGGTCCTCGCGGTAGCCGTCGTAGGCCTTCTGCGAGGTGGCCTGATCNGACTTGCTGGAGATGCCATCCCGGATCACGTCGCGAACCGGGTCACCATGAGCATCCGAGGTCGGGACCAGGGCCTTGAAGGCGCCGGCGATGGCGTCGTCGCTCATGTCCTTGGCCGCATCGCCCAGCTTGTGGGTGACGGCGGCGCGNCGGATNTCGGCCTCGGTCTTGCCNGCGCCGTCGAAGGNNTCGCCNANGATCTTCTGGGCGTCGCCCAGGACCACGGCGCGCTGATCGGCGAGCTGCTGCAGCTTGGCCGGGGTGACCTCNGCGTCCTTCAGCTTGGCGNTCAGGCCCGCGATCTCGCCNTCCTTGGTGGCGATCTGGGCNGTGAGTTCGCCGATCTTCGCCTGGTCCTTGGTCTGGGAGTCGGTCAGGCCGGTGATCTGGCCCAGCAGCTTGGTGATGGCGGCCTCGGCCGCGTCGGTGACTTCGACCATGAGGCCGTCCACCAGGATCGTCTTCGTCGCCACGGTCTTA